CGGGCCATGCTGTAGAAAACTCTGGTATCGATATAACTCGTATACCTGTCTTCTCAGTTCTTCATCTTTAGTACCTTCTGGTTCAACATAGCGAACTGTAGGACAAGAATGATACTTGTCTAAGTTAGCCAGATGTTCCAGATACTCACGGTCAGCCTGATCGTATGGAAGATCGCACTGAAAGATCCGAATAGACCTTTCCTTGATAGTATAATCGCTGAGAGAGGCACGAATAGCCTTCTCCTTAACGCTTTTATACTGATCAAGTGTGCTACACCAACTTATGCAACATGTGCATTCTACGATCTCGTAAGCATGGAGGGATACTGGTTTTCCAGTATCGATGTACCCCCATGGGTCGGTACTATCTGCTCCTGGTAAAGAGGTTGTCAACCTCTTATCTGAAGCCTTGAGTACTTCAAGAACTAGATAGGCTGCATCCCGTGAATAGGGGAAGAGCTTTTTCTCCAAGGAAATGAGCATAGTTAAGGAAGAATCAATCTTACCTCTATACTCATCATTGATTGTCTTTTCAGACAAACTTACCTTAGGTGTAAGGCTTCCAATGATCGGAAACCTAGGGAATGCTACTGTCGACAAATCTATGCCTTTGTAGTACTCCTTTCCACAGCTCTCTCTGTACAAATGGTCTTTAGACCAGAATGATTTCTCGGTATTGATCATAAGACCAAGTGCCTGATACCATTCAACTGCTAGAGGAGCAGCATCGGAGTTGATGATAACATCATCTCCATAGGCCCAAGCAAAAGGTTGCTGTGACCTATCGAAAACTGCTGTATACTCTGCAGCTGCTTGTGCAATAGCTTTATACACGATGGTTTCTAGTCTAAAAGTAAGACTATGGCCAGATGTACTCAGCATATGCATAAGTCTGAGCTTCCCTTTCACTTTAATATGAGTGTCTAGGAGGGGCTCTATAAGAGAAACGAACCGATTAGGGAACAAGGACCTGAAAAGGACCTTTGATATCATGTCTGAGGCGTGGCTTGCATCCAATGTTGCAAGACTGCCATCACACGATCCCAACTCAGCTAAATGCTGGTTGATCCCCTGATCTTCCAGCCATATTTCAGGCTGTGTTCTTAATTTGGCCTTCTGGTCAAACTCTCTAAATATGTATTCTACTCTTTTGGCTATTGCCTGGCGGTAGGTATCTTCCGGTGCTATAATACGTGAAGCCTTATATGACTTCGGTACAGCTAAGACTTCCGAGTAATGTATACTCTCTCTACTATCAGTAGGGATTGGAACCATAACTGTACCAAAGGGACGCATGAAATAATCCTTTCCATGAACTCCCTTCGCTATAGCAAGTAATTTTGATCCAAGTGACGAGCCTGAGTCTTGTCCTACTCCATTCGAGAATAATGCGTCGGTCGGTTCAATTTTCTCAATTGAATCACATAACGCATCCCAATCGTACATTCTGAGTATAACGTCTTTTACGTTTCTCAGCACGAAGGGTGAATATCCTCTCAGGGATAGTTGCTTTGTCCTGTTCTCTGTTGCAATAAAATCTTGCAACGTCTCTTCCTTAATAATATCATTATTATTTGGGGAAAACCTCTTCGGATAACGAAGAAGGAACAGAAGAGCAGCAACGGGGTCGTGAGTTACGTTGGAATCATCGAAGAATGATCCTTCGAAAGCAAGATGAGCCTTAATCAGCTCAGTTACTTCCGCAGTCGCTTCCCCTTTGACTACAGCTTGTGCTTCTTTTTGGCAAGTTGCAATTGTTTTAATGAGTCCCTTAGTGGAGATCATTTCAGCAACAAAGCTCCAAGCATGTCCGGCCATCTCCTTAATGAGGAGGAGCCAGGTATTGATCAGGATGTAATATGACAACGTATTCGTTGCAACATAGTTCTTTACGTCCTTACTCATTTTAGGAGCATCAATTGATGCTGCCTGAGTACACATCTGTGAAGACATGAGCTCTAAGTCTGTATAAGTATACATAACTTAATCCTTTCTGCGGTAATCCGCGCATGAATAATTTGGTCAGTCTACTACTGGTCTTTCAGCAGATCTCATGAGATCGTCAAATCTCCAAGATCCATCTGCCTTCATCAAAGATGAAATGGCTCTAGTGAAAACCGTAGCAACCTGTTGTCCCGATATATTCCCAGATTTTGGGTGACGGAACGTAACAGTGCAGATAATGGGCTCATCAACCCTAAAATCTGCGTCAGAGTCGTCAGTCGTAGACAGAGTATCCTCTATCTTCAGACTGTATTCGATTCCAGACTTGACCTTTGAGGGATACTGGATATTTAGAGTTGAATTAACAACTCCGATATCCCTACTCCTAAAAGAGATAATCTCTTCCTGATCTACAGGTGCAGTCTTATTATTAAGAGTAGCAACATCTGCATTATCAGTTGTAATGGAGTAGTTAGACGTTAAACCTAACGCCTTAGTTGTCACTTCGTTAGTAGAATCACTAACATTAGTGAAGCCGAAAGATGATGTTTTAGCCATATTTGACTCCTTCCTACCGGAAGGCATCCCTTCCGGTGATAAGTTCTACTTAAAGATCAAAGATAAAGTATCTAAGATACGATATCCTATCACTTTGTTCGAGGTTGTACCCTTGTTTTCAAGAGTATAGTAACCTTGGAATTCAGGCGGACTCCCTTGCGTCCACCTGCTGTACGCTTTGATCTTCGAGCCTTGGTCAATCTGTACATATGTCACAGAAAACCAAATGTTCGAAAAGTCATAAGTCCTATCGTACATCCGGGTTTTGTCATACCCGTCGAGTATCTCTCCAACTGGTATAAACCAGTCGACTATAAAGGAATATGGAATCATATCCCAAATAGCATAAAAAGAGGGAGAAAGACCGTATTTATACAGGCCCGTCCATATCTTATCAAGATAGGATAACTCCTTTTGTGTCGCCTCTATGCGACAGCGTACAGTAACCTCAACACCTTTATAGGTTGTAGAGGCTAAACCGTAGCACGAAATTCCAGTTCCTAAGAGCCGTGAAACGTTATAATGCCGATTGACAAAATCGACCGCTTCCTTCACATCAAGCTTAGTAGTGTTATAGACGTATCTATAAGACAACCAGGCTGACTGAAGTGACCTCGGAATTTCGATTCGATGATCGACCACAAGACTTTTGATAAAGCCAACAATCTCAATAATATTTGATAAATTATTATCATTTAATTGAGGAATGTGATCGAGAGCATCTAGATAAGCCTTCTGTCTTAATGCATTCAGATGATACTGAGCATAAGGAACAGTAGAGTAGCCTATACCGAAGATTGAATCATCTTCTCCGAATAGAAGGTAGCTACTCATAGGCTTAGGAGGGAGCTGCACGGATAATGCTAGCAAAGGATCAGCCGTAAATGAACGACTGCCCCGAAAGAAGTAGAGATCGAAGACATCGGTCAAATTCTTCATAATTCTGAAGAAGACACTGTCTCCGAAGGAACCTCCTCGTCCACCGTGTAAGGGGATATCGGATGCATGAATAGCTAAATCCATGTATGTCCGACCCAACTCGGCTGTCGCGCTTGAACAGTAACCGTAGTTCGTTCTAGTAGAACGAACCCACTGCCCATCGCGAAGGACGTAAGCTTGCATAACCCAAGGACGATAACAGTATGGGACCCCGTAAACATACCTATAGATATAGTCATAGTAGACTGAAATCTGAAAGGTCTGGCCGGGATACCACCAATGCACGTAGTAACGTACAAGACTGTCATGGGATGCATCATAAAGCTGGTATTGCCAGTCGGCATTAGAGCCATGCTGCAACCACGCATACCCAGTTTTTACTGGGAAAGTCCTGGAGCTATCTCTTGCCATAAATGATGGTTCGAGAAGCTTGACGTGGCAAACGTCATTCCCCTCGCCTGCTGGTTTTTCAATCCAGTAGCTCGGGATGTCCACTTCTGTACGTGTTCCACATGGAATACCAATCAGATAAGTTGTTGGATCTTCAAAGAAACTCTTTGTTTCAATCCAACCTATCTGGGAGGATACAGTTATAGACATAATTCTACCTCCTTTCTGCGGCTTAGGC